TCTTGAGAGGATGCAAAACAGACAGCCTTAACCAGCCCTAAGCACTTAACGGGGTTTGTTTAAAAGGGACGATTAAACACCGTCCCTTTTTCCTTTTAGTATTTCCCTAAGCGTTTGATGTCGCGGTCAAGGTCATCTGGCCCAAAGGTGTCCATGGGTTTGATTCTGGCAGTGTTGTTTTCGCGCAGCACGGCTTGCGATGGTTCAAGGTACTTTAGAGGCTTCTCAGGCTCGAATTGAGGGATGGTGATAACGCCTGTGATGGTCATGCCAATCATCATCATAATCAAGGCAGACGTGCTTTGCATTTTGATTTGGATATGGTTGGCGGGGATCATTTGTGATAGTCCCCACATGACAGCGGCGGCGATAAAGAGGTATTGAAACGGTAACATAGTAGTGGTCTCCTTTGTTGTTGATGTATAAGCACCATACCAACAAAAGGTTAAGAAAAGGTTTAGTATTTTGAATTTATGTCGGTTATTTCTTGCAACAAATCAATGACTTCCTTAGGTATTCCGTTTGAAAAGTCGTGAGATGTTCCGATAAGTTTTTTGTGTTCTCCGAATGCGCTGCCTTTGATAGTTATTGTTTGTTCCTTTGTATGTACGTGCATTGAAATATAGTGTTCTTTTCTGTGTTTTATGCGGTGCGCTAGAGAGGTTTGCCACGTCAAATGTATGTTTTCGTCACAGGATATAAAAATTGGAAGTGGACTTTCTATATCTTTTGGTAGTTCCGCCAAAAAAAGCATTGTGTTTACTGCGGATTTTGGGTTTACAAACTCCCTATTAAAATCAGTCCATTCTTTTTTTTCATAATCACTGCCACACCATCCTTTTTTTGATTCATAGATAAAAATAGACCAAAGTTGTTCATAGCATTCTTTTCGTGTCATAAATCGCGTTAGCATTATTGATTTTCCAGTTCTTTTTTTAGTTTTAGAATCAAAGGTTTTGCTGCCTCTGGCAGTGGTTTTCCGGTCATGGATTTAAGGATTGATCCTTTGAGTAGGTAAATCAGGGTGTAGATTTCGTATTGCATGGTTTAGTCCAAGATTGAGTAAACGTTTTTTTCGTCGGGTTGTTTTTTGCGTTTCCGTTTCATAAAGAAGTGGATGGAATCGGCAAGGGATGCTAGGGCAATGCAAAGGCATAGACTGGCTAGGCCAACGCCCACAGGGGCTAAGACTACAGGCAAAGGTATTGATGTACCGTCATCTTGTTTCAGCAGGTATAAAAATCCTGAGCAGAGCAGCAAAGACAAAATGATAAAAAACAGATCAAGGATGATGTAAAAGGATGGGCTTTTCATATTGCTGGCTTTCTTTTGGGAGATTTGTATTGTTTTTTAAGTTGTTCTCTTATGCGGATTTCTGCTATTTTTTGGTCAAGATTGTTTTTTTGTTGGTGCAACCAAGCGATAACAGTATCGGCATTTAATTCCTCTGATTTACAAAAAAGCATTTCGTGAACGTTTGCAAAATCTGGATATTTTTGGTCAAAAACAGTGCGCGATACAAAACGAAAAGCGATATTTTCTTTTGCAGGGCATTCTATATATATCTCAAAAAAATAATTTTCATTTTTTAATGATGCAACATAGTTGATTAGATCAAGCAATTCTTGTCCGTATTTCATATTCTCCTCACGATACGTGCTTATAGTGTTCTGTCCATTCACGCGGTAGGGACGCTTTAAGCAGCATCAGGTCATGGTTGATGTTTCTGATCTCTGTTCTGCATTCTGCCAGCGTTACGGTTGCTCTACGGCCTTCTTCATGGACAAAGAGGGCTTTGTGTCCGTGTTCTTCCATTTGCACCATGCAGCGCGTGTAAAAACCGAGGTCGCGTAGTTTTTGGATGTAGATGGTATTCATGGTTATGATCCTTTTGATTGTTTTAGGATAGATTCCGCTTGGATGCCTGCGTTTTCAATTAAAATGTTTATAAAATCCTGTTGTGTCTCTGCTTTTTCCAAGGCTCCCGTCAAACTAAAGTTATTACCAAAAACAGTGTCACCGTTAAATGTGCCGATGCCTATTTCCCATTGATCGCGCTCGATGCTGTAACCTATGTTGAAAGTACAGTTTGGATGTCTTGATTTTAAAAGAGATTCTATAAGTTTGCATGTTTTGTAAGATTTTAGAAAGTCGCCTTCCATGGTTATGCTCCTTTGTTTTTTGTGTAAAAGTCGTGCATCCAAGTTGTGGGTGACGTTGAAATAAACTGGATTTTTGATTTTGGAAGTTCATCCAGTGCTTTTAGTGCTTCATCGGATATTTCTGCTGTTTCGTCATAGGTGGTATAGGATTTATCATCCATGGTTATGCTCCTTTGTTGTTTTAATTTTTTCTTCCATTTCAATCTTATCTGCCATTGCCATCATTGCTAACGCCGTAGAAATAAAAAAAATCATAAAATTAAAAGCAAAAAAAGTAGATACTTCCTGCCAAAAAAAAGAGATTTTTTGTTTTGTCTCAGTCAAATACCCAAAAAATAAACCGATAGGGCTAACACAAAGAAAGATTATGGCTAAAAGATTTGCCTGATCTGTGGCAAAAAGATACACGGGTAAAGCAAAACTTAAAAAGCCAGATAATATCATTAACCAGTGAAAAAGTCCTCTGTCATATTGTAAATCGTCGTAATTTTTTTGGACGTAATTAAGTAGTTTTTGTTTGATGGTGTTCATGGTTATGCTCCTTTGATTTGGTGGTTCATAATGGGGAATTTAAAGGGGCTATAGGGGTTGTATTCTGGCGAGACGTAAGACGTTTCGGCGTGTTCTTTGCCCCATTTGTTTAGGCATGGGCTATTGAGTTTCTGTTGCTCAAGTAAAATACGGGCGGCGAAGGCTTGCAGTTTTTCGCGGTCATCGGTTTGTCCAAAGATTTGATTGATGAGATTGTCAATCATTTGGTAGGAAAGGATGTTATTTTGGATCATTGGATTGGTCCTTTTGTTTGACAAGGTGTTTGATAAGCAGTTCCATGGATTTGGGTATAGGGTATTCGCCGGCTTCATAGGATCGGATCGTGCGAACGCATTTACCTACAAGGGCGCATAGTTCTGTTTGATTGACACCTAAGTGTAGCTTTGCTTGTTTAAATTGTTCTGGTGTCATTTGTGGTGGTTCCTTTGGGGTTTTGATTCATAGTCGGGATCGAGAAAAAAATCGGTGTAGGCTTTGTAAAGTCCTGACAAAAAGGCTGGTTCCATTTCTTTCATTTTATTGGGGTCTGGATAGAATTTTAGATGCACTTCTTTGTTTTCATACGGTGTTTTGATGACATAGTTTGTGATGGTTTCGTCACCAAAATTTATTGAAAATGTATTGTAAGCAATACTAGGCAAGGCCCATGTTAAAGCGAGCTTTCTAAGGGACGGAGCAACATTGACCTTGGGGTAAAGGGGCTCGCCCGTGCGGCTATGATAATACAGCGGCAAAAGATTGCAGATCACGTCTAGGGTTTCACATTCTGTTTCAAAAAGCGTGCGTTTAAGTTGTGCCTCTAGTGCGTCAAGGCAATAAGTTTTTAAGGGGTTTTCGTCGGTCATGGTTGGTTTCCTTTTTCAATTAGTGTGATTCTGGCCTCTAGGCGCAGGTATGCTTTGCTGTTTTCGGCGCAACGTTCATGCAATCGTTTGATCTCTTCCACAGTCCGTCTGTCTTGTCTGAGGGACAGATAATGCAGCAGGGTAAAGCCAAAACAGATAATGGTTAGAATGGTTAGAATGATACTGGATATGGTCATAAACGTTTCCTTTTGTTGGTGATAGATATACAATACGGCAATACTTGCAGGCTGTCAAGGAAAGAATTGCATTATTTGTTGAGGTGAGTTTTTAGAAGGCTTTCGTATTTTTGATTGAGTTTTTCGAGGTGAAGTTCCCAAGCAACGTGTCGGCAAAGTTTAGAGGCTATGCCGCCCGCTGATCTTTTGTCGTAACCCTCTTCGATCAATTCGGATTTGATAGCCTTCCTAAAGTCATCAGGTCCGAGGACTTCATAAGCGATTTTTAGTTTGCGTGGGTCATGGTCATAGATTGAAAGATACTTAGGTTTCATAGTGATCCTATTGGTGGTTTAAACGGGGAAGTATCCCAGTTGGTTAGCGTCTTTGATGATGCATTGTCCAAAGTATTTTGCTGCTTCTTTGCTAACAAATTCCACGCGCTCCATTTTGGTGAACAGCGTTTTACCTTGTGACTTCACGATATAGGCGGGAACGTATCCGCCTTTGTTGCCTTTGATGATTCGTAGGATGATTTTGGGATTCATAGTTAGGTTTCCTTTGTGTTGTGTTGGTTTAGTGAAAGCCCCAGACAAAAAAGGCTAGGGCAATCACGGATAGGGTTTCAAGAAAAGACATGGTTAGGGTTCCTTTTGTTGTGTGTGTTTAGACACAATACACAAAAGGGGTTAAGAAAAGGTTAGGTTGGTGATTTTTATTTTGTCCATGTTGCAAGTGAAGGAAAAGAATCGTTGCCCTTTAAAGGCATTATAAGGCCTTCACCGTCAACGCCGTCAAAAACAACGCGAGCGGCATTTAGCCCGTTGTGGACAATTTGAACAAATTTTAGTTTGTCTTTCTTGGTAAGAAAAAGGCTGTAGGCTTGCTGCATCTTGGATATATTCGCGGGGTTAAAATGCCCAACGTCTTTGTGACTTGTGCAACCTTGAGGGAAATAGTCTTTAAAAAGTCTTCTCCAATCGGGGAAAGACTCTTCTTCACCCACAAAGACAACGCTTGATCCGTCATGTAGCAAGGTGCCAGTTACTTTTATAAATCCCCATTTGGTACTACTGCCAGTCAAGGTCACAATGCAGTCGCTAGTAGCTTTGGATAGTTTCAAGCGGTCAATGGTTTCAAAGGGAATCAATACGGTTACAGGTTCAACGTCTGTGACGCCTTCCCCCGCTTTCATGGCAATCAAAGTATGGCCATCTGTGGCAACAGCGATCACGCCTTGCGGTGATATATCCAAAGCAACACAATGCATGGCTTTGCGGTGTGGGAATTGATTTTGCTTTTGGATGCAAGCCATAGCAGCAGCCTTTAGGGCTCTATAATCAAGGTTTAAGGTTAGGTTTAAGATTGTTTCGGTTGTCATGATCTTGGTTTCCTTTGTTGGTTGTTGTCTTTATTTGTACCCGTCTACTACTAAACGGGTACCCGTGCACTACTAAGAGGGCTTAATTTGCTAAGGCAACTTTATTGATTTTTTGGTTTAACAAAGAGATTTTTGATAAATTTTCTTTAATGATCCACTCAGGAAAGCCTGAATCGAAGCCTTTCTCTTTTGCTATTTTGTGGGTGATAGGCTCAACGATTTCCTCAATTTTAAAAGGAAATTCGCCTTTCTCCAGAATTTGGGCGGCAATGTATTCTATTTGCGCGTTATAACGGACCATTTGATGATGCAAAACAGTCGCAGCTAACTGCAAGGATTCTAATGATTCTAAACATTGGTTTGTGGTTTCGTTTGTCATGGTTTTGGTTTCCTTTGTTGAGTTAGGATTTTCTTTTGGCTGTGGCGGCTTCGTGTTCGATAACCAAAAGATGCGCCTTAATGGCAACCGTTCGGTTGGTCATTTGGTTTGTATACTCTATGGCCTTGTCATAATTCCCTTGCATCATGGCCTTTTGACAGAAAGCTAAAAGCTGAGAATCGTTTGTGGTTGTGTTGGTCATGGCTTGGTTTCCTTTGTTGGTTGGTTATGCAAAGACGTGCGCTTCAGGGTTCAGGGCTTTGATTCTTTCTAAAACCACGGCCAAAGGCGTTTTTGTTGTGAACGGTGTGGGCAAAGTATCGGCTCCAAACAGTTTAAACGTTTCTGGGCTGTCGGTTTTTATGTGATACGCGCCGCCAATAAGCAGAATTTGGATAGTTTCGGTTGTCATGGCTTGGTTTCCTTTGTTGGTTACGCTTGTGTTGTTGTTATTGTTAGATACATCATACGGCAATTATTGCAGCATGTCAACAAGAAAATGAAAAAAAAATAGAAAAAAAGAAAGGGCTTGATTTTGTGGGGTTTTGTTGTCATACATACACAAAAGGGAGGATTTTATGGATGATAAAGATAAAAAATCAAAGAAAAGCCCAAAGAAGAAACTTACGCCTAAGCAAGAGAAATTCGCGAGAAACGTTGCAAGCGGAATGAAACAAGTAGACGCTTATAGAGACGCATACGATACACAAACCACAAATAAAAACTCACAGCGCGTGCGAGCTTATGTAGAAAGTACAAAGAGTAACGTCGCTGATATGATAGCTGACCTGAAGGCAAGAGCAGAGCAAGGCGTTGTTTGGACCCGTGAGATGGCCATGACGGCACTGTTGGACACATACAAGCTGGCTAGGGACCAAAACCATGCACAAGGTGCCACAGGGGCTTTAAAAGAGCTTAACGCGATGTATGGCTATAATGAAGCCACAAAGATCAATATCGGTGGGCAGAAAGACAACCCGATCATTGTTGCCCCTGATGAAAGGGATCTTTGATGCTTATTGCGTGGACCGATAAGCAAAAACAGGCTTTGAAGCTACTTAGCAGCGATGCCAAACATGTCATGCTTTATGGTGGCTCACGTTCTGGCAAGACGTTTCTCTTGACGCATACGGTCTTTCTTAGGGCCTTGAAGTATCCAAACACCCGTCACGCGATAATCAGGCAGACACAGACAGCAGCAAGGCGTTCGTTATGGCTTGGAACGGTGCAGGATGTGATAGCCAGCAGGTATCTTGGTGTTGCTCTCAAGGTAAACAAAACAGAGATGACAGTGACCTTCCCCAACGGTTCTATGATTGAGATTATGGGCGTGGATGAAGGCGCAAAGGAAAAGATGCTAGGGAATGAATACACCACTATCTATTTTAACGAATGCAGCGAAATGATGTTTAGCACTGTGTCCTTTATGTATTCACGGCTAAGCCAAAAGAGCGCGGCTAAAAACAAGTTCTTTTACGACCAGAATCCCCCGCATATCTCTCACTGGTCCTTCCCCATGTTTGTGCAGGGAACTAACTACTACAGCAAGGAAAAGCATGCTAACCCTGCCGATTATGTGTCGCTTGTGCTGAATCCTGCCGACAACCTACAGAACATATCCAGTGATTATATCCAGCAGCTAATGGAGAATATGAATGAGCAACAGAAACAACGGTTTATCTTTGGTCAGTTTGCAAGTGATCCAGACGAAAAGACAGTCTTTACCAACTGGACTATCAAGGCGTTTGATACTGACCTGGATGCTGTCTTTCAGTTTGGGTGTGACTTTGGCTTTAGTGTAGACCCAACGGTCCTGATTCGCTGTTACCTGAAAGAGCGCACGTTATATATAGACCAAGAGCTTGTTCTTAAGCAGTGTGAGACGATAGATATGCCTAAGATGTTCTTAAGCATACCAGAGAGCCAGAGATATATCATCGTGGCGGATTCATCACGGCCTGAGACCATATCGCATCTGAAGCGGCATGGATTCCCTAAGGTTATGCCAAGCCTTAAAGGCAAGAATAGCGTGATTGAGGGGATAGAGCTGCTAAAGGGATACAAGATTGTGGTGCATCCACGATGCGAAGAGACGATAAACGAATTGTCTTTCTATAGCTATGCCACCGATAAAGACAGCGGGAAGGTGTTGCCAGAGCTTGAGAAGAATCAGGCAGATCATTGCATTGATGCGCTACGGTATGCGTGTGAGGGCTTTAAGAACCTAAGACGCGAAGAGCCTAGGCCTCTAAGGCTTGTGGATACGTTTGGAAACTGGAATGCAATCTAAATCATGTCTAACAATAAGAGTAAGACCAGCAATTCGTCTTCTTCCTTGATGACAAAGTTTAAGTAAATCTTTAAGAGTATCTCTAAGGCTTTTGTTTCTTTTAAGAGTGATGGCCTGTCTATCTTGGAAATGTCTTGGGGTTTTTTGATTGAGACGTTAAACAGGGCGGAAAGCTGTTTTAGGTCTTGTTTGATCTTCTTTTTAGGTATTTGCTTTGTGATGATTTGTGTGACGATGGTGTCGATGTGGACTTTGTGTTTCTTTTGGTGTGCGGGAATATATACATAGCCACCGCCGCCTAACAGTTCCACGTCTTGCGTTGTGGTGTTGGGTGTCCAGTAGTTGCCTGCCCAGTATGTTTTAGCCCAGTATCGGTTAGACCACATTTTTGTTTGACTTTAAGGTTTTTTTAACTATAGCCTATAAACAAAATAAAGGAAAAACTTTGTGAAAGACGAAGATTTAGTCCAGAAAATTAAGGATAAGTTTAACAGAGATCAAGGCTATTGGTCATCAATCTATGATGAAGCCAAGCGTGATATGATGTTTCTGTCTGGTGAACCGGATGCGCAGTGGGTTGGTCTTAAAAAGCCTATAGGCACGGCACTTACCATTGACAGGCTTTCATCTGTGGTGAATCAGATTGCGAATGATATACGCATGAACACGCCGGCGATTAAGGTGATTCCGGGGGATCGTGAATCTAGCGAGGATGTGGCAGAAATACTGTCTGGTTTGATTAAGAACATTGAATACGAATCCATGGCGGATTCTGTGTATGATTCTGCTGCTTTGTCGTCTGTACGTTGTGGCATTGGCTTTATGCGTATTGAGACGGAATACGAAGATGACACGTCTTTTAATCAAAAGATATGCATAAAGAGGGTGGCTAACCCGCTGAGTGTTTATATTGATTGCACGTCTGTTGAGGCAGATGGGTCGGATATGAAGCACGCAACAATCTTGCAAGAGATATTGGTTTCAGATTTTAAAGAGGATTATCCTGATTTTGATCCTTCATCATTTAAGGAAGGCGGCATAGAGCGGCAATATAAAGACGAAGATAGTATTTTTATTGCCGAGCATTTTTATGTTGAGAATAAAAAGGAAGAGCTTGTATCGCCGGATGATGAAACGATGCGCCGTCCTGTTGTTAGGAAGGTGATTCACAGGGTGTTGGTGTCTGGCAAGGATATTTTAGAGAAAACAACGTTTCCAGGGGATTATATTCCTGTTGTGCCTGTATTTGGGGAAGAATACTGGGTTGAGGGAAAGCGGTATTTGGCAAGTGCCATTCGTCGGGCAAAGGACGCACAAAAAATGTATAACTACTGGCGTTCCACGGAAACGTCATTGCTGATGAAACAGCAAATTGCCCCTACTATGGTAGCTGAGGGTCAAATTTCTGGCTTTGAAGACGAATGGAAAAATCCAAATTCTTTAGTTGTGCAGTACAAACTTTTGGATGCGACTGGAAATGCTTATCCTTCGCCGCAAAGATTGCCGCCGCCTCAGATACCTTCTGGTATTGTAAATGCTGCCTTAACGATGGCAGAGGACATTAAGGCCACAACGGGTATTTTTGATGCGTCTTTAGGGAATAAATCTAACGAGACCAGCGGTATTGCGATTCAGAGACGGCAGCAAGAAGGTGACACGGCCACGTTTCATTTTGCTGATAACCTAACGAAAGCAATATCTTACGCAGGAAGGGTGATTGTATCTGCTATTCCTAAGATTTACGACACGGCCCGTATTTTGAACGTTATGGACCTTGAGGGGAACGTTAAGAGGGTTGGGGTTAATGGTGAGATAACGGAAGACCAGCAAGAGGATGTTGACCTAACAAGGGGACGTTACACTGTGAAGGTGACAACGGGTCCATCGTTTACGACTAAGCGGCAAGAGTCGGCGGATTTCTTTGGAAAAATTGCGCAATCTCAGCCTGAGATGATGCAGATTGTTGGTGATTTGGTGTTTAAGTACATGGATTTACCAGGTGCGGAGGCTTTATCGGAAAGAATTAAGAAAACCATGGATCCGAGGCTTTTGGACGAAGAAAACGATCCTATGGCGGCGCAATATCAACAGCAGATGGAAGCCATGCAGCAGCAGCTACAGGCAGCAGCGCAAGAGATGCAAGCCATGCAGCAGCAGCTTGATAACAAGCAAGCTGACACGCAGATAAAGGCTCAGAGCGAACAAAACAAGGTTGAAATTGAAAGCGCAAAGTTGACGTTGCAGCAGTCTGAAATGGAAACAGATGCTCAGTTAAAGCAGCAAGAACTTGAGATAAAGTTTAAAGAACTTGAGATTAAAGAACAGGAATTGATGATCCGTTTGGAAGAATTGCGGATGCAGAAAGAATTAAAAGAACTTGAGATTATGACGAATAACTTTAATGCCCAAAACCAAGAAGATAATTCTGGTGAGATGGAAAAAGAGGATGAAGGTGATAATGGATCAAGGGATTTAGAGCTTGCTCTTTTGCAGGGTAACAGTGCCGCAATTCAGGGGATAACCAACCTGATGCAGAGCAAAAAGAACATTACGATCAACAGAGATGCCAACGGATTGATGGAATCCCTGACCGTTATGTAAAAGTGTATTGAAATTTTAAAAAAGGTGCTGTATGAATGAAGAAAATGTCGTTGTAAATGAAGAGGAAGTTTCCTCTGATGTTGCAACAGATGAAGGCCAGATTGAAGAAAGTAAGGTTGAGAGTCTTGAGGTTCAGGAAGAAATTGCCGAGACTGAAGATGATACGCCCTTTCCTAAGAAGGCTGTAAACGCTATTTCGAGGCGTGAAAAGAAGATCGAAAAACTGCGTGCGGAAAACGAGCAGCTTAAAGCTCAGTTGCAGCAGATGCCCTCTAAAGAACAGGTTTCACAGGTAAAAGAACCTGAGGTTTCAAAATCTGACTCTGCTCCTAATCCTGATGATTATGAGACTTGGGATCAGTATCTTGAGGCTAAGGTTGATTACAATGTGAGAACAACTTTAGAAAAAAGAACATTGCAAGAAAAACAATCTGAGGTTTCTCGGAAAGAGCAGGAATACTTTAGCCAGAGAATTAAAGACTTTGGTGCGAGTGTTGACAAGCATTCTGAGAGGATTTCTGATTTTGAGGTTATTGGTGATCGTATTGAAAAAGACGTTTTGCCTAATCTATCTGCGGATGTTCAAAAGGCCATTTTGGAATCAGAGGATGGGGCTTTGGCTCTTTACACCTTGATGAAGGAAGGTCGCATTGAGGATTTAGAGGACATGGACGGGCGAGAGGCCTTGAGATTTCTTGCTAAAGCTGAGGTGCGAGGCCAAAAATTTATTGAGAATTCAAGGAAAGTTTCTGCTGCTCCCAAGCCTATTCAGGCGGTTAAGGGCACGGGGACTTACAAAAAAGACGTTGCTGACATGACCCCTGATGAGATCAGGAAAAAATATAACCTTAGATAAAGGAAAAACTGATGCCTAATACAATTAACACAAATAAATCGGCTCCTGGTCGGATTGCCAAAGTGGCAGCGACCATATTTGCTGATGATATGCAGTTTGTAAAAACCATTGCGCGGGAAGATTCGGTAGATTTTGCCCCGCAAGCTGGTGGTTACAAGCCTGGTGACACGATTTTTATCAATAAGCCTCCTCGGTTTACGACAGGAACGAACAGAGATATTACCTCTGGTGGTATCCAGGACATTACGGAAGAAAAGGTTGCTATGGTGTTAAATCAGTCGTTTACGGCGGCTGTGGCCTTGACATCAAATGAGTTTGCAACAGATATGGCGTTTGATTCGTTTGCCATGCGTGTTTTAAAGCCTTTGGTGTCGCAAATGGCCCATCGGATTGAGTCAACGTTTATTCAGTTAGCGTGTCAATCTACGGCTAACGTTGTTGGTACTGCGGGTTCAACCGTCTTTAACACCTTGACCATGATGCAAGCTAACCAGCGTATGTCTGAGTTGCTGGCAACAGGCAGTGAAAACGAGTGGATTGCTTTGTTGTCTCCTGGTGCTAAAACTTCGGCTGTGGATGCGAGAAAAGGTTTGTTTCAGTCTTCTGAGGAAATCTCTAAGCAATACAAACGTGGTGTAATGGGTCAGGCGGATGGTTTTACTTACTTGAGTAACAACCTGATGTACACCCACACAACGGGTACGGGAACGCAAACAGATGGTTCGGTTACCACAACGGCGGCATTAACCAACGGTGCTTCAACCATTGCTGTGACGGGTTTAACGGGCTCTGGGACAATCACTGCTGGGACTGTGTTTACGGTGGCAGGTGCGTTTGCGGTTCACCCTATTACCAAAGCAACCTTGCCGTTTTTGCAGCCTTTTGTTGTAACGACAACGGCAACGGCGTCTTCTGGTGCGGCCACGCTTTCTGTTTCCCCAACCATTTACAGTTCTACCGGTGTTGGATTGCAGAACGTTTCTGCTTTGCCAGGTTCTGGTGCGGCTGTGGTGTTTTTAACGGGTAAAACTACAAGTACAAACTTTCAAAACTCTTTGACGTATTGTAAGGATGCGTTTCGTTTTGCGTCTGTGCCCTTGATTTTGCCAGGTGGTATGGACAAGGCGGCGCAAGAGACTGTGGATGGTTTGACCATTCGTGTCTTGGCGGATCACGACATTAAAACCGATCAGTACATCCTCAGAATAGACTTTTTGGGCGGTTTTGTTCCTGTTCGTCCTGAGTGGGCTGTGCGGGTTACGGCGTAACGCATGGGGGGATGGGAAACTGTCCCCCTTTTTAATCATTTGAGAGGTTTTTATGAGTTCAGGAATTATCGGAGGCAATATCTTTGCCATGTGTGCGGTTGTGGTCAACTTTAACCCTGCGTCTGTAGCGGCGGCAACAGTAGCGGCGCAATCGATTACAGTTCCAGGTGTGTTGCTTGGGGACATTGTTGTTGTGGTGCCTCCTTCAACGCTAAACGCTGGTTTGGGCATTGCTGGGGCTCTTGTAACGGCAGCGGACACCGTTTCTGTGCGTTTTGTCAATGCCACTGCAGGTGCCCTTGACCCTGCGGCTGCTGATTATGTGTTTTTGGTTACGCGCCCTGAGAGCATCGCGGGTCGTGTAACAACGGGGTAATGTATGGCAACGGCGCGTGACCTTATCACAAGGGCGTTAAAAGCATGTAGGGTTCTTGCCCCTGGTGAGAATCCTAGTGCTTCTGAGGCAGCCGATGCCTTGATGATTTTAAATATGATGCTGTCCAGTTGGAGTACAGATAACTTAAGCG